ATAACACACCTGATGTAATTGATAGAAACCAATTAGTAGGTCAAATTTACTTACAACCAACTAAAACTGCTGAATTTATTTACTTAAACTTCAACATTTTACCTACAGGAGTAAGTTTCGGTTAATTTTTTAAAAACACAATATTTATAACAAAACAATAAATAATTAAACAAAATGGCAGTATTAGATCCAAACGAAATATTTTTCACAGCCTTTGAACCTAAACAACAGAATAGATTTATTATGTATGTTGACGGTATACCAGCGTATATAATCAAAGGAGTAAACGCTGTGACACTAACCCAAGATAGCATTGCTCTTAATCATATAAACGTACAACGTTTCGTTAAAGGTAAATCAAAATGGGGAGCTATACAAATTACATTATTCGATCCGATCACCCCATCAGGTGCTCAGGCAGTAATGGAATGGGTACGTTTACATCACGAATCTGTAACAGGTAGAGATGGTTATTCTGACTTCTATAAGAAAGATTTAACAATCGATGTATTAGGTCCAGTAGGTGATATTGTTTCAGAATGGGTTATCAAAGGAGCATTAATTACAGATGCTAACTTTGGTGATTACAGTTGGGATAATGAATCAGCTGCTCAAAATATTACATTAACTGTACAACCAGATTATTGTGTATTGAATTTCTAATTAATAAAAATAAATCTAAAGACAGCTCGCATTTTTTGCGAGCTCCTTTTTTTCTTATATATTTATATAGGACAATAAGTTATAACAATAGAAATTATGGAAGAAAACAAAACTAAATTCCCAACAGAAATTGTGGAATTACCTTCAAAAGGTTTAGTTTATCCTGCTGATCATTACCTACGTAAAGGTACAGTTGAGATGAAATACATGACAGCTAAAGAAGAAGACATCTTATCAAATCAAAATTTTATCACAAAAGGTATTGTTTTAGATAAACTATTAGAAGCTTTAACATTAGGTAAATTTGATATTAAAGATTTAATTGTTGGTGATAAAAATGCTATATTAGTAGCATCTCGTGTTTTAGGATATGGTAAAGATTATTCATTTACTTACAAAGGAAAAGAATTTAATGTTGATTTATCAAAATTAGAAAATAAACCATTTGATTCAACATCAATTACTAATAATGGTACTATATTATACACACTTCCAACATCACAAACGAACGTTGAATATAAGTTTTTAACTGAAAAAGATGAAGAAAAAATTCAACAAGAAATTGATGGATTTAAGAAATTAACTAAAGATTCATCAACAAGTATAACAACTCGTTTAAAACATCAAATAGTTGCTGTTGATGGAGTTTATGATAAAACTTCAATAAAGGATTTTGTTGATAATTATTTATTAGCCGCAGATTCAAGAGCATTAAGACTACACATAAAATCAATGGCTCCAGATGTAAATTTAAGTTTAAAAGAGAATGTTAATGGTGTAGAGGAGGACATCGACATTCCAATCAATCTTAACTTTTTTTGGCCTGACCTCTAATACAGCACCTCAATTTAGATTATCTGTATTTAGTCAAGTACATGAGATAGTATTTCATGGAAATGGTGGATATGATTATGATACAGTATATAATATGCCTTTATGGTTAAGAAAATTTACTTTCCATAAACTAAAAGAATGGCACTCACCTCCAGAAAATCCTCAAGAAGATAGTTGGATTAAAAAAGGTGTAGCTAAAGAGGAAGCAGCTAAAAATAAAAAAATTCATACACCAACATATATTACTAAGGCATCAAAAAACTGATGCCTTTAATATTTATTAACATATGGCTAAACAAGACGAGATCAGAAAACAAGCCCGTGAAACGGCAGAAATAGTAGAAGATGCTTTACGTTCCATAACATCGAATATAAAAGATATATTTGATCAAGCATTAACAAATACAGACACGTATAGTAAAACATTATCAGCAGACATAACTAGAGGATTAAATAGTTTAGCTAAAACTAGTAAATTAATAGAAGATAATTTATCTAAATTAAAAAGTGGTACTCAAACTAGATTAAATATAGAAAAACAGTTAGAACAACGTCAAATAAAATCTGAAGCCTTACAAAGACAAATTAACATTGCTGTTAATGCTGGTTTAATATCAAGAACAAAAGCTAATAAACAAATTCAAGAATCACTTAGATATGAAAAAGAACTATCAGAAGAATTATTAGAACAAGCAAAAATAGCAGATAAACAAAATGCTAAAATGGGTCTTACTGGTAAGTTAATGGAATCTCTTACTAAAATGCCATTCCTAGGAAAACTTATCGACTCAGAAAAAGTATTAGGCAGAATTCAAAAAGAATCAGCTAGAGATGGTTCAACTAAAATGTCAACATTTAAAGAAGGAATAAAAGGTGTTGGTTCTACCATAGCAAGTAATCTAACAGACCCTGCTGTAGGATTTGGACTTCTTGCTAAACTAGTTCAATTCTTTATTGATGCTATGTTTGATGCTGATAAAAGAGTTACTGATATATCTAAAAATTTAAGTATAAGTAAAGAGGCAGCTAGAGGATTATATGATAATCTAATGGGTTCAAAATCAACATTAGATACAGTATATAGAACAACTAAAAACATATCAGAAGCATTTAATGATATATCTCAAATAACAGGATTTAACATTATTGCTACACAAGAACAAATTGAAGCTCAAATAACATTAACTAAACAATTAGGTCAATCAAAAGAACAAGCTTTAAGTCTTCAAGAAACATTTGCTTTAAATAATATCGAAGCAGATAAAGCTATACATACTACTTATGATCAAATAGCAGCCTTTGCAAACCAAAACAAAATTACAGCCGATGGTAGAAAGATATTTAGTGAAATAGCTAAAACTAGTAAAATTATACAATTAAACTTTAGAGGTAATTACAAAGAATTAGTTAATACTGTTTTAGAAACTAAAAAATTAGGTTTAAGTTTAGAGCAAGTAAGTAAGATTGGTAAATCATTATTAAATTTTGAACAATCTATTGCTTCTGAAATTGAGGCTGAATTAATAACAGGAAGAGAGCTTAATTTAGAAGAAGCAAGAAGATATGCTTTAAATCATGATTTGGCTGGATTAACTAAAGAAATAGCAAAAAATGGAGTAGATGCTGCTAAATTTGCTAGTATGAATACAATTCAACAAGAATCAATAGCAAATGCTATTGGAATGAGTGCTGATGAATTAGCTGATGTTTTATATAAGCAAGAACTTATTGATAAATTATCAAAAGGTGAAACAGCTGAAATGAGAAAACAGGCTGCATTACGAAGAGCAGCAGGTAAAGATAAAGAAGCGCAAGCTTTAGAAGCAAGAGCAGCAGCAATAGAAGCAGGATTAATGCGTGGTGAAGTATTAGAAGATGCACAAAAACAAGTTGACGCTCAAGAAAAATTTAATTTAGCTATAGAAAGAATAAAAGAATTATTTTCAGACTTAGTAAATGGTGGACTTGTAGAAAAATTTGCAAATTACTTGGATAAACTTGTAGGAAGTTTAGAAGCAGGAAAAAGTTTAGCAGAAATTTTCATAAATGGCACAGCATCAGGCTCAGAAATAGCTACTGCTAGAATAAATGAATTACAAACAAAATTAGAGGCTGAAAAAGACGAAAATAGAAAAAAAGAAATTAAAGACAAAATAGACCAACTTACCAGAGAAAAACAAATTTCTGAAGAGAAAGAAAGAGGAACTTATAAGGCTAATGTAGCTGTTAGTACAGCTAAAGGTTATGAGTCTTTTGGTGCTGTTGGTGGTGCTTTAGGAGCACTATATGAGATAACAAAAAATACAGCAACAAATGGAACACCGTTTTTTGCTGAAGGTGGTATTGTTACTAAAAGAATAAATAATGCTACTATAGGTGAAGCAGGTCCTGAAGGAGTATTTCCACTAACAGCATTTTATGCTAAATTCGATGAATTAATAGCTGCTGTGAATAAAGGAGGAAATGTTTACTTAGACAGAGAAAAAGTAGGTACATCATTTGCTGTTGGTACACGTGAAATCTAAAATATTAATATTTATAATAAAATAAAACTATGGGACTATTAGATCAATTAAAAAACACAGGCTCACCATTTAGTGTAGGAAATGGAACAACACCTTCAGTGAATCCAGGTGCTACTAAGCAATCAAAATTACATGCTGATGGTGGTCAACCTTCATATTCATTAGATGGTTCTAATGTTGTTGAAGTAAATAAAGCAAACAACGAATATAACGATGGTACAATTAACTTTTTACCACAACCTTCACAATTAGACTTAAATGGAAGAAAACCAGTTGTAGCTGGAAAATTACCTTACTTAGATAATCTACCTAAATAATGGGTTTAATTGATTTAAAGACTAATCTAACGTCCCTTAAATATGGGAGTGACAGATTAGGTGGTGGAAGTAGTAACCAACCCTACATTCAAACACCTATTCCTGAAGGGACGAGTACTTTAGGTGCTTTAGACAATGACTTTTTACTTAGAGGAGGATCAACAGGTTTTACAAATGCTGCTCAAGACGTATATCGTTTAACAAAAATGTTTGGTGATTTAAAATCACCTAACGGTGCATTATTTGTTGCTAAACAAGAAATATTATCACGAGTAGCAGTTCGTACTCAAACAAGCGGTGTTTTAAATGAAGGTATATATACACCATTAAGTACATTAGCTGAGGCTGGTGTTGTTGGTTTAGGATTTCACCTAAATAAACAAGGTTTAAATCCATTCGCAGGAACAGGAGCATACTCAGTAAACTCTAATTTATATGGTGTTAAAGTAAAACCAACTCAAGATACAGCAGATAATAGATTATATCAATTAACTAAAGCATCATGGGAAAAAAGACCAGTAGCATATGATGGGTTAAAAGTAATTCTTAATAATGGTATAAATGTAATGACTTATACTGGAGGTCCTGGTTCAATTTTAGGAGCAGGTAATACAGCAATAAGATATTCACCAACATCACAAACACCATTAACTAAATCCCCTAAATTATTTAATTTATCAGCCGCTACGGATCCTTTAGGTCCTAATGGATGGACATACAGCTCAGAATTATTAGCTACTCAACCAGATAATGAATTATTACTAGCCGAAAGAATACAATCTCCAAAAATCCAAGATTTTAGAGTTAAATTAAGAGAAGCTCTTAAAGAAGCAGATAGAGTTAAAGCAGATGCTAGTGGCGCAACAACATTATCACTACCATACTCAGGTCCTGGAGCTAAAAATATTGAAAGTAGAGTACATTTAGGAGATCCAGGACAACGTGCTGGTAAAAATTATTCAAGTTATTCAAAAGGAATAACATATGCTCCAATAGAGGTAACAGGTCAAGGATCATACAACCCAGGCTTAGATAAAATCACATCATTACCAATATATAGAAGCCAAAATGTTGTTGCTGATGATATAAAAAACGATTTAGTAAAATTCAGAATAGCAATCATTGATAATGATAATCCTGGTTTTAAAACATTTATGCATTTTAGAGCATTTTTAGGATCTATTAGTGATTCATATAATGCTAATTGGAACCCAGTTCAATATTTAGGAAGAGGTGAACAATTCTTTACTTATGGTGGGTTTACTAGACAAATTTCATTATCTTGGACTGTAGCTGCTCAATCAAAACAAGAGCTTGTTCCAATGTATAAAAAATTAAACTATTTAGCTTCATCTTTAGCACCAGATTATAGTTCTAAAGGATACATGAGAGGTAATTTAGCACAATTAACTATTGGAGGATATATTTACGAATTACCAGGTATAATTACTGGTTTAACATATGATATAGGTGAAGATACACCTTGGGAAGTTGGAATAGAAGGTAATGGTGTTGGTGGAGAAGACGGAACAGTTAAAGAATTACCTCATATTATTAGAGTAACAGGATTTAACTTTACACCAATCCATAAATTCATTCCTGGAATACAAGGATTAGAATTTGCTAACGATAATGGTACAACTGCTACAAATAATGACACAGGATTTGTTAAAGATGGTACATATGGAGCTCAAAGATTTATTTCCATAGCTAACGGAGTTAGTGATAAATATAGTAATTATAATTATTACGATACAGCTCCAGGAGAAGAACAACCACTAACAATAACTCCAAACACTCCAATAAATAGTATAATATTAGATAATGGAATTTCAACGGCTAATGCATAATGAATAGATATCAAAACATACCTAAAACAAAAATTGATGGAAACTTAGTTTATGTAACTTCACGTTATCCTGAGGTACCTTTATCTGACAATGATATTTATGTATACACAACACAAGGAGACAGATTTGATGTTCTAGCTCAGCAATATTATAACAATAGTTCTTTATGGTGGGTAATTTCAATAGCTAATACAGCAATAGCAGGAACAGATTTACCATCAGATCTACCACAAAACTCATTAATAATACCTGAAGGAATACAAATTCGTATACCTTCAAATTATACAAATGTTATAAGAAATTTTAATTTAATTAATGCCTAAATATGGGAAATATAATAGGAGAAGGTTTTCCAAAACAGATAATACAACAAATCAAACAACGCCAAGATATTTATGGTTCTATAAATAGAGATACTGAGAAATTAGCCTATTTAAATACTAGAACTGGTTGGTGTAAGTTAGTTTCATCAGTTGATGTTGATGATACCTCTATTAGAGGTTTAGGATTAGGTGGAAGTAAATTAGCTGAAAGATTTGTATTATTTAATGGTACAACTAATGAATCTCCTACTAGAGGAGCAGCAGAAACATATCAAAGAGCAGGAATATATAACTCTCCAAATACTCCCGGTACATTTACTGCAGGAACATCAAACAATAATTTTACATACGGAATGGGTGGAACTGAATTTGGTTTAAATCCAATGCCTGGTATAATTTCAGCAACTATTAAAACAGAAACTAGAGGTTCAATAAAAACAGCAACAGTAATTATTAAAGCAAATAATAGACAACAGTTTGATATTGTTGATATACTATATATGCGTTTAGGTTATAGTGTTTTATTAGAATGGGGAAATAGTTCTTATTATGATAATAGTGGTAATTATATTTCTGATAATCCTTATAGTTTAGCAGATGCTTTTTTAACAGGAAATAATAAAAGTGTACAATATGATACAATTCTTGAGACAATTAATAATAAAAGACTTGAATCATGTGGTAACTATGATGCTATGTTTGGTAAGGTAGTTAACTTTACATGGAATTTTACAAAAGACGGTACATATGACATTACATTAAAAATAATAAGTGCTGGGGATGTTATTGAATCATTAAAAGCAAACATATTATTACCTGGAAATGAATATAATATTGAAAAACCAATAGGATGGAGTGTAAAAATCAATGAAAACCCAGTAATTACACCAACTGATACATTTATCCAGAAATTTAATTCATTTATATTAAATCCAACTCCACAACCACCAATAAACTCAGTATCAACTGAGACTCCAACATCAGAAAATATAATAAAAGATTTTTCATACACTCATGAAATAGGAAAAATGTTTAATTATTATATGACTCAATTAGCCGATAAAGAAGTAAGCGCTGATTATATGTCTGTTATTAAAGAAAGTGATACTAAATTTAGTGGAGTAAAATCAGGAGACAGTGTTAGTTTTTTCAAACAAACATATGTTGATGGTGGTAGTCAATATTATGTTAAGTTAGCTTGGTTTTTGAAATTTTTAGAAGTAAAAATAATGCCATATGTTAATGATGTTCCTGAGGCAAGTTTATTAAAAATAGATAATAACGTTGATGATAATATAATATATTTAATGAGTCGTCAAATTAGTACAGACCCAAGAATATGTTTATTTAACACAAAAATACAGTCTACAAATGGCTTTACTCAGTTTGCTGGACAAGCTGATGTATTTGATGCTCCTAGTATAAATAATAACAGATACGGTTATATAATGAATGTTTATTTTAATATGACTTTTATTCTTAATCAATTAGAAGCATTAAAAGACAAAGATAATAGAGTTTCAGTATTCAAATTAATTCAATGTTTATGTGATGGTTGGAATAGAGCTACTGGTGGGTTTAGTAAATTAAGACCTAGTATTGATTCTGATACTAATACTTTTAAAATAATAGATGAAGTTCAATTACCTAATAGAGATGAAGTAATAAAATCATTAAACAAAAATATATCTACTGAATTAGCATTTTTTGATGTTTATGGATATTTTAAAGGCGGTCCACAAGCAGGATTTATTAGGGATTTAAGTTTTACAACAACTGTATCTCCAAACCTAGCTACATTAATTACTGTAGGAGCTACTTCTAATGGATATGTTGTGGGACAAGATTCAACAGCTTTATCTAGAATGAATGCTGGTCTAACAGATAGATTTAAAAAAACAATAAAATTAGGACCTGAGATAGAAACACTACCCTCAATGAATTCTATTAATCAAGATTACAGTAATGCTTTAGATGCTTATAATGTGTTTGTCGGTGAGTTAGGATCTTGGAATGGCACAGAAAAACCTAAATGGAATGTAGAAGCTATAACAGCTTTTAATAATACAGCAACACAATTCTATGAATATGACCAGGCTAAACAAACATTAGAGGCATCAGGTTTATCATCAACCTCAGCATCCTTAGCTGCTTTGAGTATTTCAGCAAGCCCTAAATCAGCAGGAAAATCTTCTCCAAATTGTGGATTTTTACCATTTGATCTTTCATTAACAATGGACGGTCTATCAGGAATGAAAGTATATCAAAAATATATTATTGATACTGATTTTTTACCTACAAATTACCCTACATCATTAGAATTTATAATTAGAACAATAACTAACACTATTCAAGCTAATCAATGGACTACTACTTTAGATTCAATTGCGATTCCTAAAAATCCATTTGGTTCTACAATCAGCAATGAAAAACGACAAAAAACATCACCAATTTCACAAGTACCATTAAAACCAGGTAGATATGATGTTTCTAGAGATAATAATCCATTTAATTTACGTCCTTTAAGAGGCTCAAACCAATTTAACGGTTCTATAGGTAAAAAAGAAGGATTTAATGATAATGGTTCGTCTATAGGATACTTTACTGTTTTCGATACTTTAGATAATGGTATAAGAGCAGGAATGAAAAATTTATCTACCTATTTTACAAAATATAATCGTAATACAGTAAATAAAATAATAAGCGCTTATGCACCAGGAGGAACACCAGGTCAATCATCACAAAGAACATCAGATTATGTAAATTTAATAACTAAATATTTACAAACAAATTATTCTACTTCTATAACTTCGACTACAGTACTTACATTTAATGGAGCATCAGAAACAAATGCAAATAATATTAAAATGTTTAAAACATTAGTTAAAGGAATATTAAAACAAGAAGGTGGATCTACTACAGAAATAGAAAACAAAATTAATAACTTTGTAATATCATCATTATTATAATCATGTATTATCCTTTATCACAAATAAAAACTAATTTATATACAAACGGAGACGAGTTTACATCTAATCCGCAGGATACAACTAATTCATATGTTGGATTTTATTGGAAGACTTCTGGTGATGAATTCTTTACAGGTAAAACACCTCAAGATAAACCTAATATTCCATTATTTAAAATTCCTAATTTAGAAGAACAATTTTTAAATGATTCATTGAATACTTCTAATAATATTGTAAATGCAAATATTTTTGATACTAATACACCATTAAATGAATATCTGACATTAACGAACACAGACCCTAATAAAATAAATTATTTACCTTATTATAATCCTCAGTTTCCTACTCAGCAAGATTATCAAAATGGAGAATTTAGAAGATTTTTTTGTAAAAAAACAAACGAAACAACTTACATTGAAATAAATAATAAAATGTATAATGATTTAGTTACTAAGAATCCAAATATACTTTGGCAGTTGTATTTACCATTTAACATAACATGGCAATTAACTGGAGATAAACAACAAGTTGCCAAGGTAAATAAAAATATGGTTGATCTAGTATCCGTTACATTAAAACTACCTTACTTTAATCTTTACATAAAAGAAGATTATACAAAGTATTATCAATAAAACTTTGCTTTTAAAAGAATCTTTCGTACCTTTAATATACAAAGGTTATGTATTGGTTAATAGAAACAGAGGAACAATTAGAATATTTTATCCAAAATCCTATAAGAGAGGCTTTTATTGAAATAATTCCTATACAC